GTTCAGATTATTTAGAATGTTTTTGTGATATTAACGGAGCATCTGGTGGTGGTGAGATTTTTCAAGGATATCAAAGAAGAACAAATTTTGGAGCATACAAGATTATAGGAGCATAGCATGGCAATAACTCGTTTAAATAATAATTCAATTACTTCGATAACAGCTTTGCCTAGTGGTGTTCCAGTGGGTTCAACAATGGCAGATGCTTGGAGAATTACATCAAGTTTTACACCAACACATGATGCTTTAACAATTATCACTTCTGGTTGGGGGCAAGATGACGAAACAGGATACGGAAGAATAGGCTCATCAATGAGTCAAAGTTCTGGAATTTTTACTTTTCCTTCTACTGGAATTTATGAAGTAACTTTTATATTAACTTTTCAAGGTAACTCAGATTATTATTGTGGAACTGTAATACAAAACACTACAAATAATTCAACATACAATAGAAGAAATCTATCCTACGCATATCAAATACATGATGGTGGTGGTAGTTCTACTGGTAGTGTAACAACTGTAAAATCATTAATTGATGTTACTGATACATCAAATGTAAAAGTAAGATTTGGTTATAATACAAATGGAGCATCATCAATTCATGGAAGCACAAACGAAATAGCTACTGGTGCAATATTTATAAGATTAGGTGATACCTAAAATTAAAAAAGAAAGGAAAAACAAATGGCACAACTATCAACAACAATAAAACTTTACGCAGAAGCTAATGGTGTATCTGATGTAGATTTTACTAAAGATGTATTGTTGCAAGATGATTCAGATGGCAAAGGAGCATATATCAAAGAATGGAACTTAGATATACCAAAGCCAGACGATCTGTCTGAATACGAAGCTGAAGCAAAAAAAGAAGAAGCAAATCAACTTGTGATAGCCAAGCGTGTATCTCTCTATGGATCTGCAATAGATCAAATTCAAATCTTAGTAGAGCAAGGCGTTGACGCATTAGTTGAAAGAAATCTAAAAATAAAGTCCGACAACCCAAAGGAATAAAAATCATGTGCAAATGCTGTGAAGATTATGACTGTATATGTAAAGGAATAAACCATGTGTGAATATTGTGGTGGTGAATGCGTTTGCCGATAAATGAAAATATCAGACAATACATCGGTTTCTATGCCGATGCGAAACCTTATAGCTATTTGTGGTGCAATCGCAATAGGCACGATGGCTTTCTTCTCAATTCAAGAACGAATAAATAATCTAGAAACAAGAGCAACACTATTTGAAGCTGATCTCGTAAAGAACGCAGATCAAACTCCTATAGATCAAGAGCAATTCATGCTGCTTGAGTTTGTTTCAGGCCAAGTAGAAAGCATGGGTGAGGACTTAGAAAATATGTCTCACAATAAGGTAAACATAAAAAGGTTACAGACCGACATGGAAAAAGCGTTAGAAGATATAGAAGAACTAAAAGACTTGGTACGACAGAATGGTCACTAAAGTCATTATAGCATTATTATTGTTTTCACAAGGAGAGATGATTGAACACACTATCACAGATGGCGTTGGTGATTGTTTAGAAAAAAAAAGAATAATGCAGAGAAATATGTCTGACTCAGTTCAAATATCATGTGCAAAAGTTGAAGCTGATATTGAAACAATACAAGGTGAAAAATTTATTAGGAGTTTAAGAAAACTATGAATATTGATATGAAAACTATAGCACCTTACATAGTTATTATTGCTTCTATGTTAATTACTTGGGGTACTTGGAGTCAAAGATTAGAAGCTGTTGAAAAAAAAGCAGATACGATTTCACAAATGCAGCAAGACATAGCAGTCATTAAAGAAAAAATTATATGGATTGAGAAACATTTAGTTAACAACAGATGAAAATGTTTTTAATTTTTTGGCTTTGTATTCAAAATCCAACCCTACCCTTAGACAAGACCTGTGTTCAAGAAGTTGTTTATGACAAATCCTACGACACAGTAGAGGAGTGTAGATTAGCTTCTCAACAATTAGCCACATATTTAACTGACAGACCAAATGTGTATGTCACTACTTTTTGTACGACAAAGATAAGCCCAGATATATAAAGGAGGTTATTAATGTCGAATATCCTCTGCGTGAGTGATTTGCATGAGCCTTTTAGTCATCGTCATAGCTATCACTTTTTAAAAGCCATAAGTAAAAAATATAAATTTTCAAGAGTCGTTTGCATAGGCGATGAAGTTGATTACTCAGCTTTGTCATTCCATGACTCTGATCCTGACTTACCGAGTGCTACAAAAGAGCTAGAATTAGCACAATATAAAATAAAAAAACTAGAAAAGTTATTTCCAAGAATGGATCTACTACATAGTAATCATGGCTCTTTAGTATATAGAAAAAGAAAACATCATGGTTTTCCAAAACAAGCAATCAAAGATTACGCTGAAGTCTTAGGTGTCGATCATAGAAATTGGCGTTGGCACGATAAACTAATTCTGAAAGATAAATATGGTGAATATTATTTTTGCCATAATATGAATAAAGATCCTGTTAAATCATCTATGTCCATAGGATATAATTTTATACAAGGACATTATCATACAGATTTCAAACTAGGTTACTGGAACTCACCTGAAAGATTAAGGTGGGGTATGACTATAGGTTGTTTAATAGATAAGCATTCTTTAGCTTTTGCATACTCAAGAGTTAATATACGCAGACCAACTTTAGGTTGTGCTGTTATTCTTAATGGTATTCCTCAACTAATACCAATGACATTAGAAAATAATGGTGGGTGGAATGGTAAAATATGACAGATAGATGGACTAAAAGAGACAATGTAAACGATAAAATAAATCCTGATTATTATATCGCTACAAAGATTCAAGTCTCAGATTTTATTAGTGAATTTAACTTAGATTATTTTCAAGGCAACATAATCAAATATGTTGTGAGACATAAACAAAAAAATGGTCTTGAAGATTTAGAAAAAGCTAAGTGGTATTTGGAGAAGTTAATCGAATGTACGAAGAAGTAAAAGAAAAGATTAAGAAAAGTGAAGGGTACTCTGCAACTGGTTACTTTTTAAAATATAAGGGCCCTAATGGAGAGACCATTAAGGAGGATTTTATGACTATCGGATATGGTCATAAGTGTGTAGATGGTGATTCTTATGAACCAGGAGTTGAATATTCAAAAGAAGTATTAGAACAACAATTTGAAAAAGACTTCCTTGTCTATCTTCATGCAGCAGAACGATATATCGGTGATTGTGAAGTTCCAAAAGTTATTAAGGATTGTGTTATAGAGATTGCTTACAATATTGGTGAGCCTAAATTATTCCAATTTGTAAAAATGCGTCAAGCTATGCAAGATGCAGACTTCTTAGAAATGGCAAATCAGTTAAGAGATAGTCGTTTGTATAGAACACTTACCTCAAGATATGAACCAATGGTTAAACTAATAGAGGAGGCTTAGTATGTGGACAATGTTATTAAAACCCTTAATTGGTGTAGCTGGTGATGCAGTAAAAGGTTTTGTTGAAACTAAAAAAATTAAAAGTGAAACAAAAATAGCTGAGATAAAAGCTGAGAAAAAAAGATTAGAAGATATTGCAACTGGTAAAATAAAGTGGGAACAAAGTGCAGTAGAACAGATGAAAGGAAGCTGGAAAGATGAGTTTGTACTTCTTGCCCTAATGATACCAGCAATTTGTGTTTTTATTGGGCCTTTACGACCACATATACGAGAAGGTTTTGAGGTTCTTGAAACTTTACCTGAATACTACACCCATCTATTGTATCTAGCGTGCTCTGTTAGTCTAGGAGTGAGAGTTGCACCAGGTATAAAAGGTCTATTAAAGAAATGAGTACTCTAAAGGAAGTAGAGTCACAGTTAAGAAAAACTAAAAAAGAACTTAGAGAAGTTAAAAAAGAAAACGAAGAACTTAAACTTAGAGAAAAGTTTTACCAAGATAGATTAGAAATAGCACATGAAAAAAACGCTATATTAAGAGAAGAGAAGCGTAACATAACTGTTGATGATGTAATTGCATTTCAAAAAGTTAAAGCTGATTATGCTTCATCACAAGATCAATCTCTTGCAGAACAGTTAGAAAAACAAGAAAAAGTAGAATTCGACTCAAAAGGTATTGCACATGAGAAAAGAACACAAGAACCCTAAAGGTGGTCTATCTGCAAAAGGTAGAGCATATTTCAAAAAAAAAGAAGGTTTGAATTTAAAACCACCTGTTAAGTCAGGCGATAATCCTAGACGAGCAAGTTTCCTAGCAAGAATGGGTGCAAGTAAGGGCCCAGATTATGTAATAAAAGATGGCAAGAAAGTTCCAAGTCGTAAGTTACTGAGTTTACGCAAATGGGGAGCTTCAAGTTCAGCAGATGCTAAACGCAAAGCAAAAGCTATATCTGAAAGAAACAAAAAGAAAAAGTAATTTGAGATCAATTAAAGAAGATATCAGTCTATGGTCAAAGACTGTTATTGAGAAACCAAATAAGCATTTAGGTAACTTCGCTGTGTGTCCTTATGCTCGTGGATGCAGGAACAATAAACAATTTAAAATAGAAGAAGTACACGAAGCAAAACTATTACTACCAACTGTAGTAGATTGGGCAAATAAATTAAAAAGAACTAAATATAGAATAGCTATTATAGGTTGTTCTGATTTATCGATAACAGCAACAGAATTAGACTCTAATGTTGAAGCCTTAAATTTTGTATATATGCCAAAAGATGTTTACCTAATGGCATCACACCCTGAAACTGGAGAAGAAAATATAGACTTTCTTTACGATCATGGTTTTGACACAGACAATAATTTTCTAATGGTGTTGATACAAAGATATCAAGACCTAT